AATTTCTTTAAAAATAAATTTTTTTTGTTTTTCAATAAGTTTTTTTTCTGTATCTGTTAAGTTATTAAATTCTTTCCAAGTAGAATGATCGTAAATACTATCGCCATCCATTTGATTTAAAATATTATCTAATGTGCTAGATTTACCTGAATTTTTAGCTTTTTCAAGTAATTTATAATATATTTTTGTACCTGCTTTTTTTGGTAAATTTAGTTCAGCAAATGTGTCTAAAGTTAAACCTCCATCTGGTAAATATTCAGGATCAATATATTGATTTATTTCTAAATCTGCAGAAATATTAAATAATTTAAAATCTAAAAATTCATCTTTAATTTCAATATGACCAAAAGCAATATGTAAAAGTTCATGTTTAAGTAAACCTTGAAGTTTATTTAAAGTTAAACTATTTGCATAATCTTTATTTATAGATAATTCATAATTAATTCCATTTTTACTTACTCCAGCTGTTGGTACATTACAATATTTTTTATTTAACGTAGTTAAAAATAATCCATAAAAAGGTTCAGAAAAAAGTAAATTTTTAGAAACCTTTGCTATTTTATCTTCTATTGTCATAAATTAAAATATTTTTTAGTAACAGTTAGTATTATATTATCTAAATCTGGATTTTCAAGTATTTTTTTTCTATCTTCCATTATATTTTTAAATGTGAATTCAGCTAAATCAAAATTAATTGGCTCAATTTTTTTAATTATATTTTCTTCAATTAAAAAATTTATAAAAAATTGTTTTTGATTTTCTTCTGTTATAGATTTTAATAATAATTTTATATAAATAAGATTTAAATTTAAATTTTTTATATTGCTAAATGCTATCTCATTATCTAAAGAATTATTTAGCATTAATGAAAAATTTTCAAAATCTTTAAGATTCAAATGGGTCATTGAGCGTTATTTTTATTGGTAATTCCATATTTTTAATAAATTCTTCAAATATATTAATTAAACTAAATGTATAATATGTTTTTAATATATTATCTTCTAAATATTTATTTTTAATAATATTATATATTTCTATATATCTTAAATTGTTTAATTTTTTAATATCTAATTTTGATTTTTCAATAGTTTCTTGTAAAGATTCATATTTTGTATAATCTATAATGTTTTTTTCTTTTAATCTTTTTAATAAAATTGCATAATAACATTCATTAAGATTTAAATTATTTAAATTAGATAATGCTATGTTAAAATCATCATCATTTGATGTTAGCATTTTTTCAATTTGAATAAGATTTTCTAAATTAATCATTTATATTTATAGTTTTAAGCATCCAATCTTTAGGATTATTTATATTATCTAACCATTCTTTTGCAGTAGGTATATATCCGTTACAATCTTCTTTAACATGTTGTTCTCCAACATATCTTGTGTATATAATTTTATTATTTGAATTAATAAAACTTTTTCCAAATATTTTTTCACATTCAAATATTCCTTCACTGTGATGTCTAAATAATCTATGTTTGCTATGAGCTATCCAAGCTTTAGTTTCATCAAACCAATTATGAATATTTATATAATCTTCAATACAACCACCCCATTTTTTTACACTAGATTTAGCATGTTCTATTGGATGTGCCATTATAAATCAGCTTTTTTAATAAAATAATCAGTTACTTCAGGAATATATTTTTTGTAGTATGGTTGATTATCCATACACCATTTTTTAACTTCTTCTTTTGTTTTAAAACCTTTATTTTGCCAATTTGAAGCATTTGATTGAATTTCATTAAATATAGGTTCTAAATCATTAATAAAATCTTGTACTGTCCAACCCTCCCATATATGTTTATTTTTCATATACTTAATTGTAAATTATTTTCATAATCTATAGTTGTTCTTTGACTATGATATGAGATTAATTCAAATGTATTTAAGTTAATAATTATATTTCCACAACCACCTTCATTATTCCACCAATCCATATTTCCAATAGCTTCATCAATTATTTCATAAAGCCATTCTTTAATAAAATTAGTATTTTCAATTATATTTTCAATAGATATCGAATTCATATCATTTAAAAAATTAATATCATTTATAGCACCACTATCTCCAGAACCATCATAATATACTTGTAATTTATTATAACCTTTATCTTTAATTAAAATAAAAGTATTTAAAATTTTATTTGGTATTATTATTATTTTTTTTTCCATAAATTTCTATTATTACACCTGGATTTTTTTTGTCATATTTATAATCTTTAAATACAGGTTTTATATTATCAGCGTTATCATCTGTAATCCAATGATGCGTAACCATATCATCTTGAACAGTTTGCGCTGGATTTATATAATCAAATTTGTGTTTACTATTTCTTATAAAAGTTAAATGTATTTCAACAGGTAAATCATATTTATTTAATTCTTTTATAAATGCTTTAGCATATTGAATATAATAAGCTTTTGTATTTTTTCTGTAATTAATTACAGTTTTACTAGCAATAAAATATTTACCTGTCCATCTACGTCCATTTTTAGAACTAGGAACGTTACCTGGTATAAAAAATTTCACTAATTATTTGTTTAAGAAAAATATTAACATACTCTGTTCCATGAATTTTTACAGAATCTGAAATATCTTTTTCTAATTTTAAAATTACACCTTTTATATTATATTCTTTTTCGTATTTATTTTTAAATATTTCTCCGGCTTTATCATTATCAAATAAAGTAATTATATTTTTATATTTTAATTTTAAATTTTCTATTATATAAGGTTTTATTATTGTACTTTCGCTTTCTGGAGCAATAACTTCTAAATCATAATTAAATGATTTTAAACACATAGCATCTTTTAATGAAGAACAGATTATTAAATTTTCTGAATTATATTTCAATTGATTAAGTCCTTGTATTTGATTATTAATTTTTAAAAATTTATAATCTTTATTTAAAGGTTGATAAATTTTATAAACAACATCATCATCACAATAAGCGTACATATAATCATTAGATATTCTAATAATATAATTTTTTGAAAAAGTTAAAATATGAATTGGTTTTACTTGATAGTAATCAAGTAAAGTTTGATCAATATTAAATTGTTTCCAATATTTTAAATCATTAGCATTCCAATTTCTAAATGTTATATCTTCAATATTAAATGTGTTATTTTCTTTTTCTAAAACTGTTTTATTAATTTTAATATTTTGATTTTTAAAATCATTTAAAATTTTAAAAATAGCATCAGAATAAGTTAAATTAAATAATTTTTGAACAAGATTTATTTTATTTCCATATTCACCTGTAGAAAAATCTTTAAAATAATATTCAGATTTTTCTTTATTTACAAATAAAAACATACTTGGTGTTTTTTCAGAAAAATTCCAAAGAGATTTTATTCTAATTCTTTGTCCAATTAATTTTTCTTCTAAATTTAAATAATATTCAAATACCCAATTACTGGGTATTAAATCAATATCAAAAACTATATTTTTTGTACAAAACATAAAAAAAAGAGGGAGCACTATGTCTCCCTCTATTTAAAATTACATTTCAAAATCTGTATTTTGTGAACTTAAATTAGTTTCAAGTTTTTTAAGATGTAAATTAGGATCATAAACAAGACAGTCTTTATCTAAACTTGTTATAAAAAAACTTTTAGTACTTAATTTTGGAAAATGCAAATCAATATTAATATAGTTTTGTTGATTTCTATATTCTTTACCGCCAATACAAGCGTTAAAATAATTTGAATTTTGAAATATAACTTTACATTTATTTAAAAATTCAATAGCTGTATCTGCTTCAATTTCATCTAATTTACCACGATTTCCAGTTGCTTCTGCTAATACAACCATGTATTTTTGAATTTGCTCATCTCTTAATATTTTTTGTCCACTAGCAAATTCTTTGTTAACAAATGGATAAGCATTAAGTTTTACTCTACCTACTCTACCTTTATAACGAGGACTGTTAGGATTAGAAACATCAGTTAATAAACCAATAAAATCACCTTCTACAGGTTTTGTTTCAACATTTAAAGTAATAATAATAGCATTTTCATCATAACTTGGAATAGTATATTCTAAGCTATTAATTTTTACAACATGATTGCCTGGTTCAATAATAGGCGAAATTTTATTTAAATTGATATTTGATGTATTAAACATAATTAATTGTATTTTAAGATTGTTTGACGGACTAATTCTAAATCATTTGGAATATATTCATTATCAAACATTTCCATAGGTGTTTTACATGTATTTTCTCCATCCGTTTGAGTTACAAATACATATTCTAATTTATTTTTTTCGTTTTTTATAACTTTTGCAAACAAAACAATTGAAAATAAACCTTCTAAAGTAAGTGAATTATCAATCATTTTACCAACTGTTTTGGCTTTAATTTTGCGTTTACCATTTACATCTATAGTATCTTCAGAATGAGTTAAAAAAAATATAAATAAATCATCTCTTAAATCTTTAGGTAGTTTAGCAACTTGTGCTAAATTAGCTGCAATTTGAGTAAATTTATCATAACCTTTTTCTGAAGCTCTATCAAAATATTCAAAACTACTCATATATTGCCAATCATCAATAATTAAATTTTTAATATGCGGCATTTTTTCAGACACATGTTTCATTGCAGCATATATATTAGTAGGATTTGAAATATTTAATAAATTACCATTAGGATTTGTTGTTTTATCATATAATTTATAATTGTTTTGCCAATTTTTAAATGGTAAAGGTTTACTAGCAATATTAATTATAAATGTTTCTTTTGGATTTAAAGTTCTTATAGATGTTGATTTGCCAGAACCTGATTCAGCAATTATTAAAATGCTTTGTGCCATTATGTTAAATCTTTTAATTTTTCTAATTTTTTTATAAAATTATACATTATTTCATCATGTTGTTTTTTAATTTTATTAGCTTCTTCAATTAAATCTTTTGCGATATTATCTAAATAATTTGTAGGTTTATTTATTTCAATTATAGAATTATCATCTTTAATAAATTCAATTTCATCTTTAGGTATTAAATAAAAAATATTATTGTTTATGGATGTTTTTTTAGAATAAGAATTTAAATTTTTAATTAATGTAAATTTATATAGTCCTCGATATTTGTCTAAAGGATTATTATCTTTATCTACAAATTCAATATATAAAATATTATCACGATCTAATTCATTTTCAAATAAAGAAAAATGATCGTTGTATAAAGTTTTTAAACTTAATTTAAAATTATTTTTATTAATGTAATTAAAATAACTTTTATGGTATTCTTTAAACTCTTCTATAATTATTTTTCCTGGATATGGCATTATGTTCTAGTTGAAAATCGTTTTTCACTAATTGGAGTTGCAATTTCTATTATTTTCATTTCGTTAAATACACCTTTAAAAAAACTAATTCTTGGATCACCATTTCTCATTTTTAAAAAATGAAAAGCTAAAATAGCGTCATCATCAATTATAAATCCTTCTGGTCCATATCTAGTTATTTTTTTCATTGCTGGACGATTAATACCTATTAAATTATCAGCATGTTGCATCATAGCATCAGCACCTGCAATATCATCACCAGTAATATAATTTCCATAACTATAATTTTCAGCACGTTTTGGATCTTCTGAATTTCTATTTAATTGAGATAATGCAATAAATAAACAAGGATATTTTTTTTTATATTCTGTAAAAAATTCACCTAATTCATAAAGTTTATCTAAAGTATTTTGATTAGCTTTTTTCTTTACTAATAAAGTATGATCTAAAGTTATTATTGTTTTAGTTTTATATGTTTCAAAATATAAATCTATTTGATCTTTAATTTGTTGAATAGTTAATGGAGTGTCAATATAATCTATATTATGTTTAATTCTTTCATTTTTAATATTTTCAAATTTTATAAAATCATTGTCGTTTAATTTATTACCTTCAGCACTTAATATTTCTTTATAAGATTTTTTAGTTTTAGAAACAAAATGTCTTACAGCAGATGCTTTTGCTGCCATTTCAAATTGTAATTCTAAAACTCTAAAATTTTCATTAGGATTTAATAAAAAAGCTTCAGTTATAATTTGATCTTTAAACATAGTTTTACCTGTAGCTGGACGTGCAGCAATTACAGTTAATGTATTCCATTCAAAACCATCTAATAAAGCATTATTAAATTTAGGCCAAGGTGTTTTTATAGAAGTTTCTATTCCAGTATGTCTATTTTTTATATAATTTATAGCTTCATCATAA